TAGATGGAAGGTGGCAGAGAGGCGTTCTAAAGGTAGCTACTGGCGGTGGAAAGACTGAGATTGCGGTAGGACTGTATCAATGTAATCATCTTCCAACTGTTTTCCTCGTACATCGCAAAGATCTTATGGAGCAGGCTGCACAACGGTTTGAGAAGTACGGAATTGAGTGTGGTAGGATCGGAGATAGTGAATTCACGTTGAAGTATGAAACAATCACCGTAGCCACAATCCAGACCATTTGGCGAATCCTGAAGAATGAAGATGATCCACGAAATGAGCAACTCAAAGCACTGTTTGAGACTACAGAGCAGTTATTCTTTGATGAAGCTCATCTTATGGCTGCTGATATTGACAAGGGAAACACCTTTATCAAAATTTCGAAAATGTTCGAACAGGCTGATGTTCGATGGGGACTCACAGCTACACCATTCATTAAGGATGACGATTATAGCAACAATCTCCTACGTGGAGCTACTGGCAACCTGCTCTGTGACATTTCTAACAAGGCGTTGATCGATAAGAAGTTTCTGACACCTCCCAAGGTTAAAATGATCACCGTAGAGCATCCTCAGCATTATGAGGATATCCTTACAGGAGTTGTTAGAGAGCAACCGAGTGGTAGAGGTGTCAAGTGGAATGAAATCTATGATTATGTAATTACGTCAAGTCCGAGTAGAAATTTTGCTATCATTAAAGCAATTGAGGAAGCACCTAAGCCGTGTCTAGTTCTGCTGCAACGGAAAAAGCACCTAGAGTATCTTCTTGAAATGGGAATGCCAGATTACCCGGTGTTGACTGGCGCTGATTCGAAAAAGGTACGTATGGATACCATTCAAAAGATCAGATCAGGAGAGCTAGAGGTAATAGTCTGCACTACCATCTTCGATGAGGGTGTGGACATTCCTGAGTTGAGATCGGTCATCATGGGTGGTGGTGGAAAGAGTAAGATCAAGACTCTTCAGCGCCTTGGCCGTGGTCTACGCTTGGCAGAAGATAAAGAGGAAGTACTGATTGTAGATTTCCTAGATTTCAATCCAGCTACGCCAGGGTGGTTAGCTGGTAAGCATTCTAAGCTAAGGATGAAAACCTATCGTGAGGAGGGTTTTACTGTTGAAACTTGATAAGATGCCGTCAGCCAAAAAAGCAGAGAAACTACTCAATGTTCCTAAGAATGAGAAGATTCGTTCCCAGGTAAAGGATCTTATCAAGCAATACGAGCAGCAATATGTGAATGCACCTCTGAATAGTTGGGGGAGTCAAAAATCTAATGTTTCACAAATGAGTCAATCGTATGATACTCAAATCAGCTATGATCAACTTACTAAGATGACGTATACTCAGATTCAGAACTCCACTTTAAGATTAGAGGACGTGTTGAGTGAGTACCAGTCATTTGAAGATATCGTAAAGGAAGTCATTAAAAATCATGGCAATAACATCTGACACTCTTGGAGATCTTCTGCTAAAGAGGTACACCGAAGACTTTATTGCACAGTTGCAGCGTGTAGATCCTCCTGTTTGGGGGATCGCAAAAAAGAATCAAGTCTTTGATCTTGAGACGGTGATAAAAGAGTGTAGTGAGGATTCATTCGAGGACTTATTACAGGAGAAAGATGTCTAACTTCAATGAAGCAGAGTTTCTTTGGACCTTGACTATTCGGCCTGAAGATGCTAGAGTTTTCAGTCAGATCTTTCAACCAGATTGGATTAAAGATCCAGCTATGAAAGCAATCTTGAGTGAAATCTATAAGTTTACCAAAGATCATGGTACTCCACCCTCTATCAAAGTATTGGATCAGGTATTCAAAAGTGAAGATGAAGTGATCTACGCAGCCAGGTATAAACCAGCTCTAGATAAGATTAGAAATGTGACTTTGGAGATTTCAGAGCAAATTTACTTGATTGACCAAGCTAAAGATGTTGCTATCTGCCGTTCAATTGAACTGATGACTCAAGATATCAACTTTCAGACTCATTTGGTAGGGTTTGAGGGTAAGGAGGTTTTGAAGGCAGTCAACAAGTGGCTTCAGAATTTCACTATTGGGGATGGTGAGGAATCTGGAGATTTGATTAAATCGTGGGAGAATCTAGTGAAAGATCAGACAAGTATAGGTAGACAGATTAAAGCTCCTACTGGAGTAAACCCTATTGACGAATGGACGAATCAAGGGCTTCGTTCAAAGCAGATAGGTATTATCATGGCCCCTACTGGTGAAGGTAAGTCAGCCATGCTTATGAATTTCGCCTATAACATGGCTATCCAAGATGAGTGGAATATCTGGTTCGTTACCAATGAGTTATCGCTTTCTGAACAGACTGAGAGGCTCCTGAGCCGTATTTCTGGAGTATCTCTGCCACATATCCAGCATGAGATTGGCACGGTCGATACGAATTTCAAGCAGCATTGGAATAGGCAGATGAATGAGAGATTACGTATTACTTCGGTAAATGCAGATCTAGCTACCAATGAGCTTGAAAACATGATGATGCGTCATACATCTCTATCTGGGTGGAAGCCTGATGTGATCATCTTGGACTTCATGGAGCGCATGAACCCTAATGATACGGGGTATGAACGTAGGGCAGAATGGCAGTGGTTAGCAGCGGTAGCTAAAGATTTAGTACGCCTTACTCGAAAGCACAATATAGTCCTATGGACTGCTTGTCAGACCAATCGATCTGGAATGCAATCCGACATAGAGTTGAATATGGCTATGGCCCAATCTTCTATTCGACACTTTCAAGAGGCTTCTATGGTTATCGGTATGAGAAAGAGTACTGATGTGGATGATGAAGAATGTCTGGAATTACGCCCATTGAAGAATCGTCATGGAGGATTTAAAAGGAAGTCTGTTTGCTTAAAGTCAAAGTTGGAGACAATGTACATCTCAAATATTGTCACTACTCAGGCTGCTACAGAAAAGAAGGATGACGATGATGATTCGTCGCAGTCTCAAAGTGGGCATACTGCACATAGGGCAAATCCAAGAGGTACAAATTGATGAGGGGTACGGTTGAGTCAAGGGAGTTTCCTCCTTTCCTCCTTTCCTCCCTTGACTCCCTCCCTCACCTTAGGAGAGAGTATGGTGCATGATACAGATTTCTTATGGTATTGGCTCTATCTGACGAGTGGGACTTCATATACTAGCCCTTACCGTAGAAGCAGGATGAATGTTTTTCTTACCGTCAAGATGGCGATTGAGGAAGATTGTAGTATCGAGAAAGTTTACGGGGATGGGCGTCGAATCATGTTTTGGGAGAATCCGTGGGTATGAATCGCAGTAACATCATAGCCTGGTTCCATCGTGCAAGGTGGGGCGTGAATGCCGTCGAGCATGACGAGATTCAGACGAATTGCCCTAAATGCGGATATGGCAACTTTTACTTCAATTTGAATAAGCTTGTTGGATACTGTCATAAAGCGAGATGTGAATATCACCATACACCGCCCACATTGGAGGATATGGAAGAATTGGCCGGATTCGGGCCTAATGATTTTGGAGGTTATCGAGTCGGTGTGGACGACGACTATCCTCCGCGAAATGAGCCTACCATCGACATGCCTGGTGACTTAGTAATTCAGCATATAGACGGCCAATTGCAAACTAGGTATCCTGATGTGGTGGAGTATCTCAAGAAGAGACATCTTACTACTCATGACATCGTAAGGTTCAAGCTTACTTACGATGGGACTAGAGTGTATGTCCCTGTGTATCAGGGTGAAAACATAATCAACTACGTCGGACGCGACTTAACCAATAAGGAGAAGAAAAAGTACCTGTACTATCCTGGTGCGAAGACAAGTGAATGGATCTTCGGCTGGGACGAATGTAAAGATTGGGAAAGGTTGACATTAGTAGAGAACACGTTCGTATCGATCAGTTTCAGGAATCGTATACAGTGTTCCACTAACTTTGGCTCCTCTCTCAGTGATGCACAAGTGACCATGATATCTAAGAGTAATGTTATGACAGTGGCGATTCTCTGGGATGAGAATACGCACAGGGCTGCAAACAAAGCAGTCCGAAAGCTTTATGATCATGGGGTGAGGGCGTGCTATGCCCTCATCCCTGGTCAACCTGATGATCATGATAGAGGTAAGATTGAAGAGATTGCTGAACAGTGTCATAGAGAGGCAGCTAAGGGAGGGAAGAAATTCATTGACCCTTGGGGCATTGCTAGAGATAAGTACAAGCAAGATCTCAAGGATAGACAAGTAGTAATGAGAAGGAGAAACAGATGAATACAATCTTGCTAATGATAGTCGCTGCAATTTGGGGAGCCGTCGGTACTACACAATGGGCAACTCATGTCGCTAGGAATGGGCACGATCACAAGAAAGCCAGTACACTAGAAGAACTGTGGATTGTAATTTCGATTGCTGCTTTTGTTGGACCATTCTACAATCGACTCTTCGGATTCAGACACAGCTATAAGGGGAAGTGATATGCCTACCTACCTATACGAACATACGATACCGAAAGATCTATCTTCAGCCATCTGTGAGTATGATCATGAGTTTGAATACAATCAAAGTATTCATGACAATCGTCTGAAGCGATGTCCCTCATGTCAGATGCCGGTCAAGCGACTGATTGCAGGGGGAGTGAGTGTCAATTGGAAGGGACAAGGCCCTCCCACTCCGAATTTCCATGGCTAAAGTATACGTAGTCACCTACCTAGATCAATATGAACATAGGGTTATAGATGTGAAGCTGTTTGCTGAAGAGGGGGATGCGGAACGAGATTACAATCGTAGAGAAACTAGTTGGAGAATTCGTAAAGACATTGATATTAGAGAGGTACAATAATGGATAAACCTGTTCCCCCTGAAAATACTGTATTCATGGACGGCAGTCTGGACAACTACTACAAGTGCTGTACCTATCCTAAGCTAAGGAAAAAGTACTTCTTCTTTGGCAAGATAGTGTGCCGTAATTGTGGTTCTACACCAGTCTTTGCATACACTTCATCCTTATGGTTTCTGGAAAGTTAGAGAGGTGCAGTAATGAAAGGCTTAGAAGCTAGAATTCGTAAGATTAGAAGGGACTTCTTCATTGCTAGCGGGTTTGAAACAATGGAAGGTACTTCTACTTTATTCTTATCTCAAGACATCTGGGATCAGTACTGTGATGAAGCTAAAATGCATTGGGCTTCTTCATCTCCTAAAGAAGGCGATTACACTTTTGAAGGAGTAGAAATCATAGTCCTTGATGGTAACGTAACAGATCTCATTTGCTATATGCCGAAAGGAACCAGTGCCAGACTGTAGGATAAATCCTGAGTGTCACCTAGCTAAGACGTGCAAGATCACAGAGATGAGAGGCACATCGCTAGCTAATGTGGTACGGATGCAACGAGACGGGATGCGTCCTAAAGCTCTACCTCTACCCTTAGCAGGGCAGTTCGATGTAATGATCATAGGTGAATCTCCTGGGAGACTGGAAGAGTCAGTGCAAGTCCCGATGCAAGACGAGGCTGGTGAGTTGCTCGTCTCCTACTGTGAAAAGGCAGGGTTAGACTTTGATCGTGTGTACGTTACTTACATGATCAAATGTAATCCTCCCCGCCCTAAGGCCACAGTCAAGGAAGCTAACATGTGTCGAGAAGCACAACTCTGGCCAGAGATTAAGGCTGTTTCTCCGAAGGTTGTCCTTCTCCTTGGCAACCTTTCTCTTAGAGCCTTTAATCTGCACAACTTGGGGAGCATGAACAGTGTTCATGGACAAGTGTTTCAACGTGCTCTCCCGGGAGATGACACCCTTTATAACGTAATTCCCACCTTCAATCCCTCCATGTTTATTTACCGTCCTAACCCTAGGTTACAGCAGAGGGTGACTCAGGACTACCATAACATCAGGCTAGTACTTGAGAACCAAGTAGTGAACGGGAAGAAAGAGACTGGCTGGACTCTCTGCAATACGGTGGAGAAGGTGGAATGGCTGGTAGATCAGATGAAGAATCAGGAGAGGATTGCTTGCGACACTGAGTCTCATGCTCTCCCGTGGTACAAAGAATCTATGCTCTGTGCTAGCTTCTGTTGGGGCTACCCAGACAAGTCAGCTATCGTACCATTCTGGAGGCATAAGACTAAGAAGGAGGGGGCAGAAAAAGACGACGAGCTTCTACCTGTATTCTTCAATGGAGATATAAATAGGGTAAGAAAGTTACTAGGCAGTGTACTAGAGAATCCAGACATTCAAAAGATCTTCCACAACTACAAGTACGATGCGAACGTATGGCGTAAGTGGCAAGGTATCCGAGTGAAAGGATTCATTCGAGATACGATGGTCTTTCACCATCTCCAGCATGAAGAAGGGAGTCACAAGCTAGAAGACTTAGCTGACGAAGAGTTCAGCTATGGTGACTACAGTTCAGGTATCCGTGCTATCACAGGAGTAGGTAAGAAGCTACTTAAGAAGTACAACTGTGTCCCTGATGAAACCTTGTGGCCCTACGCTGCCTGTGATGCCGAGTGCAGCTATAGATTAGATGCCGTCTACAGTAAGCGGTTCGAAGAGAAGATGCACCTCTGGAAGATCTACCTAGAAGAGAGTGAGCCTCTCCTCCATGCCCTTGTCAAAGCAGAATGGTCAGGACATAAGCTAGATCTCACTGTCATTCCTAACCTCAAGAAAGAGTATGAGGATAGACAAACCAAGCTACTGACTGACATGAAGGCAATCACCCACCCTGACTTCAAGCCCCTGTCCCCTACTCAGGTGAAAGATGCCTTGATCAATCTAGGGTTAGAGGATAAGATCAAAGACAAGAAGGCTGCATCTGGATACAAGACAGACAAGAACGTCTTGGCTGATATGATGGATGATGTACCCCTCGCTGACATGATCCTCAAGTACCGTGCCAACCGTAAAATCATTAGTACCTACCTAGACAATGCTGCCCAAGAGGTGGATGATGATGGTAGGATTCGACATTCATGGTTCCCCCTCACTGTAACCGGACGGCTATCCTGTCGCTTCTTCCACCAGATACCTAAAGTAGACAAGAGTAGAGTTCAGGCAGGACTTCCTGTCATGAGGGATATGTTCATCGTTGAGCCTGGCTACACTATGGTCTATGCTGACTACTCTCAGGTGGAGCTACGCATCCTAGCTATCGAGTCTCAGGATGAGGAAATGCTGCGCATCATGAACGATCCTACCCAAGATCTACATGCTGCCACCACCTATGAGTTTTTGAAGAAGGTATGGCCAGGATATACTGAGGAGATGGCACGGGAGGATAAGAACAATCGTGCTGAGGTAGGGAAGCGAATCAACTTTGGCTTGGCTTACGGATCAGAAGGCCATGCCCTGGTCAAGACAGGGAAGTGGATTGATTGGGATGGAAGAGAGCGGCCCTTTACTTGGGACATGCTCAACGAAGGTATGGTTCACTGGAAGAGACGCTTCAAGGGATGTGGTCAGTACCTTGAGGATGTACCTAATAACGCACGGCAGAATAGTGGCATCGTCTACAACTGCTTCTTCAGAGAACGTAGACTAGGCGGAAGACTGAGCCTAGCTGACAAGTATAAGCGTGGGGATGCGGAACGAGAGGCTGTCAACTTCCCCATCCAATCTGCCGCAGGATCTATTACCAACAGGACTATCGGTCTTGTAGATCGGGTGTTGGAAAGCTTTATTAACAAGAGAGAATTAACTGAAGATTGTATCAGGTTAATCAATACAGTACATGACTCCGTAGCCTATGAGGTACGGAATAATTTAGTTACATGGTTCATCCCTGTGCTAAAGCAGCTAGGGGAGAGGCCCATACCTGAGTTGATGAATCAGTCTTTCAAAATGGATATCGGAACAGGACAGACCTGGACCGTAGCAGAAGCATAAGGAGAAACAATATGGATATCGAACTACATTTCACACAGGAAGACGAATCCGAAGGTGAAGAAATCAAGCAGTACGCATATGAGAGCATCGAAGCAGCGGCCTACTTTATGGGACTACTTCAGCAAGGTATCCGATATGGTGGAGAGATGTTCGTAATGGAAGATCACTACTTGGATGTGGATTCCAACACTGTGATTGTACTTTGCATCACTGTGAAGGAAGCGGAGAAGAAGCTTGCTGCACAACGAAAGCAAATGCTTAAAGATGCATCCCCTGAATTTCTAAACAGGTTGCGGCCTGCCTTCAAGACTGACGATGGATGTGGTGGCTGCGATAATGAAGGTGGAGGTTTCTTGAACTGATGGATGAGTTACTCATTGAACACCTAGTAGTGGATGAGAAGAGCGGTGAGCCGGTGTGGACGCCATATAGATATTCATTTTCTCCCGAGACGGACTTCTCAATCGATCCAGAGAATCTAGATGGAGAGATTTGTGGAGTGGGAATGCTCATACACAAGTACGGAGATGCACATAGCAGACTCCAAGCTCAAGCTGAACGTCACAAGAGAGACGTGGAAACAGTCTATGCCGAGCTACTGTTGTCTTACCGCACTGTACTATTAAACCAGGGGGAGAAGACAACTGTAGAGCTTTTGAAATCTCATATCATTACAGACGATCAATACAGAGCCGTGGTAGCAGCATACATTAATACACTTAGATACTATAACCTAGCGGACGCATGGTGGAAAAACATCCTGAAGAAAGCAGACCTACTGCAATCATTAGCGTACAAGCTAGGCAGTGAGATCAAAAGGGGGGCCTTTTAAGTAGATAGACACTGTGTTACATGAGATCGATGGAAAAAGGAATTACTACTATAGAACCAATTGTAAGGAGACATTAGCATGGGAAATTTTTTTCAACCTAACACTGAAGCACTAGACGCTGACTATGCCAAGGACAAGCGTGAAGTAGCGGAGATGGACGAAGTTCGTCCCTTCAAGCTTGAGCAAGGTGTGACTGAGGTTCGCATCCTTCCTCCCTTTAATGAGAGGGGTACTTGGTATCGTGAGATCAAAGAGTATTT